GTAAAGGAAATGTAGCTGCTGCTTTTGCAGACTATAATGGTGGGCCTAATGCCGCTAAACAAGTACTTGCAGGTAAGAAACCCAGTGTTCCTGAAACTGCTAACTACTTAGAAAAAATAAAAGAGTTCTATAAAGTAAACAAATAAGAAAAGGGGCAATTAGCCCCTTTTTGTTACTAGTAATTACGCTACCTTAGCTACATCATATCCCAAGAGGCGCATCATCGTCATAGTCAGATGCTCCCCGCCACGGAGTTCTGCTTGCTGACGCAGGTGTTTCCGCAGTGCTGACCGAGCCTGATCGTAACTGGTGAATGATACTTTCAATGACTTTGGCAGACTGCCCTTCATGCGTTTGATTTTGTACACGTTGTTTCCTTTCTTCTTTTGCAATTAAATACTCAATGTTGTGCTTAGCCTTCATCAAGTCTCCCATAGAGTCACCTTTATACTTATGGCGTAGCAAGTATTTTAAAGCACTTGCTTCCCAACCATTCATATCATAGGCTTCCCAAATCTCCCAAGGTTGAATCTTATGACCCTTGTAGTGACTACCACCATACTGCTTAGACATTACTTCTTGGTAATTATCCATCACTCTGCTTTCTTAAATAGAGCAGGAAGTTTATCTTCTTGTTCTGCTTTATCCATTGCATCTTGCAGTAGTTTAATGAAGCCTGTTTGCATAATGAGTTGTACCATTTTGGGACTCATGTCTTTCAATTGTACATCAACACTACCATCTTCATTCTCATGTAGTACTTCTATAATCATTTTTCTTCTCCTTAAAACTGTTACACACTTGATGTACTTTACCATCAGTTGTTTTGAATGTCAAGACAATTTCTAATGTCTTGTCTGTTTCGTACACATTAATACCTAAATGTTTACGCATAGCATCCATCATTTTATAGCTGTCATCATTTATCATTCATTTCCTTTCTGATTGTTCGTTTAGCTTTCCATACAAGTTTCTTTGCATACAAAGGTGAGCAACCCAATATAGCACCTATTTCCATATAAGACAACCCATCGTATTCTTTTAGCAACAGTGCTATACGTTGCTTGTTAGGCAATGTATCACAGAGGGCAGTGACACCTGCTATCTTTTGCTTAACTATAAGCAACGACTCAGGAGTAACTACATCTATCATTTCAATATCTGTTTTAAGGCTATTAAAGGGGTGTTTAAGACACTTTCTATTGGCAATGGTACAGAGCCATGTGTATAGCTGACTATCGCCTTTAAACGCCCCTAATCCTCTGTATGCATCTAGCAATACATCCTGAGTTATTTCCTCTGCCTGTGCATCATCATTCACCCTTCTACGTATGAATCTGTATATACGTTGTCTATACATTGACACTAGTGTGGTGTAAGCCTTCTCACTACCACCTAGTGCCTCTGCTATGATCTCTTTATCAGATTTCACATACCCCCGCTACGCAAGCAAGCTGTTGTGCTCCCTCGACATTATCGGTAGTCTCAATGAATGCATCCCAGTCAATTGTCTTAGGCATCTTATCTTTCATATTCTCATACTCAAGATGCGTAATTTCCTCGTAAGGTGCTTGGCGATATGTACCACCATCCCAAGGTAGGAATGAAATGCCACTAATCTCATCAAAGTGTTCCCACACCCATGCACCCACAGAAGGCCAATCTTCTTCTTTGACATATACAGTTACAGATGGTTTGTGCTCACACCAGTGACGTTGATAGGCAAGCCACAGTTTTAAGTGTGTAAAGCTATCTAACTCATCACGTGTAATACAACCATCAGGTGCTTTCATAGGAAAGCTGAATACAGTTGTATCCAATGGTTTCATTACATCAGCTTCCGCAGGAACTCCTTGATCTTTAAGAAACTGAGTAATAGGGTCTTTATTATCATTTCGCACCCTACGAATATAAAACTCACTGTGACGAGCATGAATACCCGAAGCACTATCCACAAGCTGCGACACAGTGCCTGAAGGCTTGACACAAGTAATTGCAGCAGACTGAGGGATTCCGAGAGTCTCAGCAAATTCCTTATTACTAGTAACGGCTTGTTCACGTAGCATCTCCAATCTTGATGACAGACCCACATCATTCACATCGTTCAATAACTTGCAGTCAAGGATTCCTGTGATGGAGACACCAAGAAGTCGTTCGGCCTCTGTATTGTTTTGCCATATTTTCCTAAGGTACGGAAAATCAGTAAGAGTTGATTGGAAAGTTCCCAAGATAGTGGCAAGTCGCACTTTTCTGACAAGAGTACTCTCGGTATCAGTGTCCCTTGCAACCACTTCAGTAAGGTTACAGAATTGATATGGACGGAGAATGATTTCAGAACAGGGATTAGTTCCAAAATCATAACCACTGTCTCGTCTTCCATTCTTTTCAACTGTATGCTTAGCTGCTTGCCTTGAGAAGATGCCTCGTTCGCCACTGTGAGACTGGTACAATGCCAACCATTCTGACATAAATTCCCCAACTGTGGGTTTGTCATTATAGCTGGCACTATTGTTTGCCAATGCTCGCTGTCCTTCACGTTCCCACCAATTGCCGCTTTTCGCATGTCTCATCCTATCGTCAGATAAGTCAGATAAACTAATCATAGCTGATCTACGTACACCACCAACTACAACTACTTCACCAATCTTACACATAATGTCATGGCACTCAAGACTAGTCAACTTACGACCAGCCGCACCTTGAAACTTACTAGTAACGAATTTAAATAGATCAACCAATGGTTCAGGCCCTGATGCTCTACCACCAAATACTTTCAACCTAGCACCAGCAGGGCGTACTTTGTCTACATTCCACTTCGGTATCTCACCACTGTACAACAACGCAATGATTTGTCGTAAAGCTTTTGCCCAACCTGCTTTACTGTCTGATACCACAATTGTAGTGTCACTATGAAACATAAGCGCAGGTACATCAGGTAATTTGTTAACATATTTACTTTCAACAGAGAATCCAACACCAGTTCCGCACAACAGAATGTACATAGCTTCATCAAAGCTTTTAACATCATCAACAGGAAGATAGCTACAATTATAGCCAGCAGTGTTGTCACGTTCTAACGCCTCACCAGCAGTCATCACGGCTCGCATAGAAGGCATTACTTCGTGGTTTGTAATGGCAGTCTTTAATTCATTGAACAACTCATCACCCATCACATACTTGTGCTTGGTTACTAAGTGATTGTTCATAAACTGCATGTAGCGGTCTACAGTCTCAGGCCAATGCTCTCGTCTGTTACTAGTATCAATGAATCGTGAGTAACGACTCTTGGCAATAAATGTTTGGTAACTATCCATCAATCCTCCAGTTTATCTTCATCAAAAAACGCAATCTCAACAATGCCTAAATATATACATAAGTATACACCTGGCCCTGTATCTATTTCAAATCCAAATGCAAGACCTGCCATAAATCTAGCTGCTATACTCATGTTTAATCTCCATATTATTTAATTCTAATATAGCACAGTTATATAAAATAGTTTTAGCTTCATCGCTTAACATCTTATAGAATAGAGGGCCATACTTCCCTGAACACACGACAAAATCAAACTCGTTAATCGTGTGGTGTAACCACGCTTCTTCCTCGTTTAGCATCTACTTTCTCCTCTGCTGTTTTCTTTTTATGACACGTAGAACATAACACTTGTAGGTTCACACCTTCGCAAAACAATCTATCAATGTACACATCCCAAGACACAAAACCAGTAGCGGGGTCAACTACTGGATGTATGTGGTCTACTTGAACATCTTTAGCTACATGGTGCTTCTTACAACTAGCACACTTGTAGTGCATTGCTTGCTTACCTGTCTTCTTATTAATCTTCTTACCTACAAATGCTTCTTTAAGTGCTACCCATTTAGGAGGCCATCTACGCATTCCACCACGTAGAGTACTAGTAATGAAACTTCGATAGCGCCCCTCTGTCCACTCACCATTATTTCTCATACTCTTTTATTTTGTACTTCAAGAGCAATACATGTTCCATCTACTCTAACGCCATCACGTTTACCTTTTTCTATTTGCTCTGCTACTTCTCTCCTGCATTCTTTCTCGTCTGTTATGTACCCTTCTGCTTGAAAGAACTGACATTTAAGACCTACGCAAACGTATAAAACTACAATGTATATTGTCATACTCTAGCTTCCATAAACAAACCAACATTACCTAATGCATAACCAATGAAGGCAATGCCTAGTCCTGTCTTACCTGTTACTAGTAACTGAGCAGCTACTATTGTGTACACAATACCAATAAGTGCAATGAGCCAACTAGCCATTTTATTTAAAGTCTTCGTCTTGACCATCATCATTTAGACCAGCCTTAATATCTATAGATGTATCTGTGTCAGCTTCAAGATAGATTTTATAACCATACACAGCAGATAACAAATTACTCATGTATTCTGCAACATCTTGATATATAACCCAATCATCACCATGATTCAACTCCCCAATAATAGAATGAGTAATGCCGTGGTCTTCAATGCTAAAATTAATTTTCATTTTGTTTCCTTTTAAAATCGTTTAACTGATGTTCCCAATCACGCTTTTGTTCGTTACTAATAACGATGCGTTTCCTAGTCTTCCCAATCTTCTCCAGTTCTATCGTCTGTTTCGTCTTCTTCAACTGTGTCTTCTTCTGTGTAGTCATGTGTCGGATAAAAGTTAGTATAGTTAGCTACCAATACATCAGGTAATTGTCTTATAATATCTTCTACAGATAGTCCTAAAGCAATTACTAGTTCTACTGGGTCATCAAAATTATCTTCTATGAATCTAGTAACCTCCAACAGTTTATCAGCGTACTTCATACTTCCTCCCAAGATATTCTATAGATAAGAACATCTCATCGAAATGACCATCCTCTACCTCATTCAACACAACCAACCCACGCCAGTGCCTATTGCTAAGTTTGTCCATGTAGCTTTCATCATGTAGATAATAGCTACCCGCAATTATAGCACATACGGGTTTACCATCTGCTCGTTTACTGTAGGCAACTTGCTTACCTTGTTGGTGACCAGCAACGCAAGACATATGTAGCTTATTAATAATAGTAGCCGCACTACTCGCAGGTCGTCCCATCGCCCCAACAGGCCAATAATGGTTAAAGCCAACACCATTAATAAACACAGGATGTAGAAACTCATGCACTTCCCAATCATCTTCGTAACATAAATCTTTGGTAGAGATAAGACCTTCAAGAGTAGGATTGTTATTCACAGCCCTATTTATGCGATTCTCATGGTTGCCCATAAGCATCACCATACGTGGTTTATACACCTTCTCTTTATTCTTTTTCTGTTTACTCTGCATATCTTTGATTGGTTCAAGGAGTTTAGCCATAGCTTCTTTAGCTACATCAATATCCTTTTTATATCTAAGACCCTCAAAGTATTTACTACCAACTTTATCGTGTGTAGATAGGCTAGGCATATCTGCAAAGTCACCCATGTTAACTACAACATCAGGTTTATATTCACAGATAGCCTTACCTGCCCATACCAAATGGTCAGTAGGAACACCTTCCTTAATTTGACAATCAGGTATTACTAGTATTTTCATTTGTTGACTTTAGTTGCTTTACGAAAAGCTGTAATTTCATCTACGATGACACCTAGTTTCTTATCAAATGCTACTCGGTCATCAGCATCACCAAACCACTCATTGAATACCACGGACTTGTGCTCATCACGTATCGTGAGGCGTGCCTCACCATCTTTCTCCACAGCCCAACTAATACACGAAACACCTTTAGGTGACAGAAACTTACGTGCTGTTACTGTCTTATTTTTTGTCTTGTTTAAGCGATCAAATAAATTCATACTACCTCCATTACACGTGGAACATCCACAACATCTACTAAGAATTCAGGCCCATGACTGTACAAGAATGTACGCATCTCAGGCCAGCACTCGCTTTTAAAAGAACAATAGCTACACGCTGTGCATAGTTTCTTATTCTTACTTGTCTTACTTTGTGGCACTGCTGCGAGTCTAGGAATCTCAGCGATGCTACTAGTAACTGTTTCAACAGCAAAGTCTGCTTGTTGTGCAAACAAACCTCTGTCTACTTGGATTGGGTAATAGTTGATGTGACCTAACTCTTTTTGTATAGTAACAAAACCAGCAGTGTCATTATTGAGAGCAGAAGCATATCCGTTCAGTTGTTGGTAGTAGCCGAAAGGGTCATCTACAAGTCCTCCTTTGAATTTTTCTTCGGAGTACTTTGTAACACTCTTAACATCAACCACTACCCCATCAATAACGGCATCAATACGTCCACGAACATACCAACCACCACCCACTTCATACAACACACGTTCTTGCTTCTTCTCTACAATGTGACCAGCACTCTCTGATACATTCAAGACCAGTTCCTCTAGTATATCACCATAAAAGAATTTAAGCAATAAATTACCATCAGGTTTGACAGCAATCGCAGGTGCATTGTACTTATACCATAG